ACAATTTTTTCTCCTATAACCTCTGAGGTATCCACTGGAGTAACCTTCATCTGAATACCTTCTCTTGACTGCTGAGTCGTTTGAAGTATGTCATTGAATGTAGATGTTGTTGTAACACGAGCGTTTCCAATAGCGATGCTTGGATGTGATCTTCTTGTTATTCCACCGATAGCAATTGTACCGTTTGCTCTTCTTAATTGACCAACACTCCTACGGCCTATATTTCTAACAGAAGTTCTTGTGAATGAATCTAAGACTTGTTCACCAACCCAATCTGTCTGCCATGAACCCCACTCTGCTTCACCAAGACCAGTTTGAGTGTCAATTCCTAGTTCTTGAACAGCTAAATCATATTCTTCTGTTTCCATGATAACATTAGCATCTACAAACTTTGTATCTGTCCAAGTGTCAGAATCTGGATTTAATTTCATATCTCCAGAATAGTAAACAATTAAATATGGATTAAGATTTTCAAGTCTTGAAGCATAAACTTGTTTAATAAGTTCTCGTTCTGTATAATCTAATGTTACAAGTCTACCAGTTTTCTTAATATTATCACCATCAATATCAGTTAAGTAATTAATATCTAAAGTAGGATTCGCAGTTGTTCCAATTCCAATAAATGATCTAGAACCAACTACCAAATCTAAACAAGTCGTGTAATGTCCTGGCCTTAGATGTCCATTTTTGGGATCAATACTTGCAGAAAAATCTGGATGTCCTATTTGATGGGATGCATGTTTTTTGAAATTATCTACAAAAAATCCTGATTTAAAACGATTTAAACCATTTGCGTCTGTAATTTGTAAATTAGCAGTATCTTGTTCAAGAAGAGAGAGTGAAGTATAGTATTCAACTTGTTCAAGTCTCTTTTCAAGTCTTCCAATATCTGCCATTGTAAAACGTTTATGTTTCGTTCTATTAATTTTAATTTCTCTAACACTTCTTACAAACGCAGGCAAATCAATAGACGCAACCTCTAGCGCATCGCTAGGTGATTGTGGTTCTACTGGATCATCGGATGGAACACCTTGTATATACTCAAATTCACCTGTTTTATTAACAAATAATTTATCTCTTCTAGGTTGATAGTAATCAAAACTAACAATTAAATTTTCATCAGGGACTAAAGGATCTGGAACGTTATTTTCTTGTGATGCAAAGGTTCTTGATTGGAATGCAAATGGTGAAATTGATGATGAATTATTATATCCAGCAACTCTAGGCCTGATATCAATTAAATCGCTTAATAAAGTTTCAGATGTTTGATCAACAGGTATTAATTTTTCAGAACCAGATGGATAACTTGATGCAGTGAAGAAATCACCAACATCATCTGATGTTACAAAGAAATTTTTAAATATAATCTTTAATCTATTTGTTGGTGCTTCAAAATTTTTCTTTCTTTGAATGAATGAGAAATCATAGTATGTTGGTTTTATGTTTGTATTTAAAGAATACTGATTTGTTATATTTCGATCACCATCAGTAGTTGCATTTACAAGAGCAGTGATACCTGATCTATCTGTTTTAATTTTCTCACCAACATTGAAACTGTTTTGATTTAATAAAACAATTCCTAGTGTAGTTACATTTGGTTTTTCAACAACTAATCCAACAGCATTACTTTCTAATCCAGTAATTTTTTCACCAACAATTAAGTCTGAATTATTTCCACTAGGGCCATCATAAGTTGTTAGTGCAACAGTTGGTAAATCAGGATCTCCATTATCATTAGATTCTATGACTGCAAGTAATTCAACAGCATCAGGAACATTTAGAGATATTTTTCTATCTTGAACTCTAGTTCCAAATACACTACTTGAAGTTAAACCATCATTTAATGTGTTAGTTCCGATTCCAGATGCAGAGGAACTTGAACGATTAATTACTATTGTATTTGATTCATTTAATTTTTTCTGTTTAGTTGTAACTTTTGATTTTAAAACAGTTGCAAATAGATTTGCCTTTCCTGAGACACTACTTAATCCTACGAATGTGACTGTTTTCTTATCAGCAGCAATATCAACTTGACTTTCTTTAAGTGGTTCAATTAATCCATCATTATAAGATATAAAATATCTCTCTTCATCAAATGGTTGGAAAAATAAATTAGCACCAGCATCAGGAGATGTAAACTGACTATTTGCAACCGTAATATCTGAGTATTGTTTTCTTAATTGAATGGTTGTATTAGTTACATCAAGACTTGCAATATTTCGACGACTAACAGGTGTAGTAAGAGTGTTATCACCCACTGTAAATAAAGGTGATCGAATAACAAGATCATTTACGTCAATTGAGCCTGGAATTAAACCATCAGAGACTCCACCATTACAAACACCAGATACTGATGTGACACCTACAACATTTATCTCAGTTCCGTTAGTAGATACCCCTGTAATACGATTAAATCTAGGAACTGTTTCGCCAGGGACTGTATAACTTACAATATTATTTGAAGTAATAATACCAGCAAAGTTTTGTGCAGATGCTGTAATAATACCAGCATTTCCAGATGTATTACTTAGTCTAAAATTACCAGCAACAAGACTACCTATTTTAACGAAATTATCAAGAACAACATCAGCTGAAAATGTAGAGACTCCAACTGCACTTTGAAGAGATTTAACATCGTTAAATGTAAAATTATCAACTTTACTTATAACTCTTCCGTCTTGAACTCCATTTAGTAATATGAACTCATCTTTTACAAATTCACCATTTACATCTATCAAATTAAGATCACTTACATTTGTACCAGCAGTTCTAACAAATCCTGTCGCACCACTTCTACCACCCTGCACATGATCTCCAATGGATATTGAGGTAATTGCAGTTGCAACTTTGACATTAGTAAATGTTTTTATATCAAATAAACGAGTCTCAAATTGTGTTGTTTCATTTACAAAACTTGCAGATTGTGCTTTGAAATCGTAAAGTCTTGCGAGTCCAATTTCAGAACCACTACCACCTTTTCTTTTATCAAGTAAAGAAACTGTTGCAGTTGTTCCAATACCTAAACTTGGAGAGCCAGAGATGTTATTTACAAATATAGGATTACCAGTTTCGTAAGTTACAGCTTCTTGTTCGATTGTTTTTGTGGTTCTTGGTTTTTCTACGTCTATGAAGGCAGTAGATATTTTTTCAACCTTATACCCCTTAATATATGCTTTTCCAGGCGATACTTGAATTGCTAATAAATCGTCTGATGGTATATCACCTTGGTTCGTTTCTTGTTCTGATGTGTATATTCCTTTATTTCCAATTGAATCATTCAAAGACTCTTTTGCAAATACTTCAAAAGGTTTGACATAATAGTTTCCAGATTCATCAAAAGTTCTTTGAGCTAAAGTATCATTAATTAAATTATATTGAGTTTCATATTTAAATTCTTGTAATTCACCATTTTCAACACGAGCAATTTCAATAAAGTTTTGATCATTTACATCATCAAGAGCTTTTTTTGCTAAACTGATATTAACTTGAAGACGGTCAGCGCCAGGAGCAGCAAAGTTTGTAAATCCTGATGCATTATCATTTAATGATGGATCTTCATCAGCGCTGATAAAATTCTCTTGAACATCAAATCCAATACGATATGATGGTTGGTCACTATATTGATCTAGTATTAAGGTCTCACCTTGAACTTGAGCAAAAGTTCCACGAATAAAATATACACCTTCTCCAATTGACATTGCAGATCCAATTGCATTCGCACCAAATGACAAAGTATTTGCAAATGGTTCGTTTGCAGCGATTACGGTTGCACCGTAAACAATATCTTGATTTGCGGTTAAATTTTCTCCATCACTAAATTGTTCAGTGGTAAAATCATTACCAGATTTCTCATATCTAATATAAAAAGTTAAATTACCTCTATCAGAATCTTCTTTTGATAATATTTTTTTAATTGTTGCAGTTACGCCTGATGTCGCACCAGTAATTCTTAATCCTACTAATTGGTCTGTATATAATGATACTGGAATACCTAAAAATCTTTCTTCAACTTGAATACATGTATAATTATTATCATAAGTTAAGTTGCCTGGAATTACCTTTGAACCCTCTTTAAAAAAGTGAGTACCAAATTGTTCAATCTGATTCTGTAGAATCGATTGTAACGTACTTAGTTCTCTAGCCTGAACTGGAGATCCTGGCTTAAAGAGAACTCTATAAAAATTCTTATCCTTATCAAAATCGTCAAAGTATGGCGATACGTTTAAATTGGTTTCCTGTGGCATGATTCTTTAAAATTCCAGTACGATCTTGATGTCTTCTTTCTGCTGTGAACTGCGAGTAACAGCAGCTCTGTTATCAACGTAAATGATATCACCGCTATATTTTTTCACCTCTGGGTTAGCAACACCTTTTACGAAACTCATTCCCAAATTGTAAGTCCTACTATTTATTGAGGTAGAAAGACCAGGCGATGAAGAGGTTCCGAAGTTGGTATCTATATTTAGATTACTTGTTCCACCAAATATGGTTGTTCCCGCTCCAGAGGCAGGGTCAGCATTAAATCTGAATAACTCATATCCGTATGAGGGTGCAGTTCCATCTGTTGATATTGCAAGTCTTCGGTCTTGCCAATATTTAAGAACACCTGTAGTAGCATCATAATTAATCACACGACCAACAGCTGTTGAACCAATACCAATTTCCTGAGTAACTTCTGAGTCAGCAGTATATGTTGTCGTTGTTGAACCAGCACCAGTGAGTTTTAGTGCATAAACAGCACTCGCCTTTGAAAGAGTTAATTTATTATCAGAACCAAATGCAAGAGGATCTCGACATAAACCAACACGAGAGAACTGATTTCCTGTGATAAAATCAGGGTTCGATGTATCATTCTCTAGACGAGAGTATATAAGAACACGATTTGCACCAAGTTCTCGATATACGTCAGCTCCATGTCCATCTTGAGGAGGAACAATCACATTAAATGCAGCATCTGTAGAACCTGATGGGTTTGTTAATCCAACATCACTTAATCCAACAGAACCAAAAGTATAGTTAGATCCACCATTAGTTATTTCAACTGAGTCTATCTTACCAGCAGCGTTTACCACAACAGAGCATCTACCACCACTTCCATCACCCTTGATAGGAACGTTGTTATAAGTCGCAGCAGTTCCGTAACCAACACCACGATTTGTGATTGTGACAATCTTTAACTGACCACTAGTCGAAGCGTTGTTTCTTACAGATGCGACATCATTATTAGTTGACCAATTCTGTGGTAAAGGTATAAAACTTGTGGAATCAAACTTGATAATACTGTTTGGATCAATCGTGAATAGATATTTCCAAACATATCCATCTCCAGAAGCACCAGCAGATCTTGGTTCTAAATCTGTAAATAATGGTTCGTCAAGAGATGGTCTTCCAGTTGTGTTTTCTGGATTGGTTCCATTTTGTAAACAAACATAAACACGAAAGTTTTGATTCATCACATAGTAATTTGTGTCATACAAATTAGTTGAACTAGTTTGTGGTGACAAGTTTGAACGAGAATAATCATCCCGATACATTTCATATGTTGTACCTGATGACCAAGTTATTTTTCTAACCACTCTTGCAATATCATCTGAATTCAACTTCTTGAGTGCGATCATTGTATCCCAATAATCATTCTCCTCACTAAAAGAATCTTTTGGTGATGGTGGATTTTCACTCCAATCTGACTGAAAATCTGCTGGGTTAGGAAGACCAATCCACGCATAATAACTATTCGTAGTTGAAGCTATCCCCGCTACAAAATTCTCAGAGTTTAATATTCGCAGTTGATCAGTT